GGGTCTGGAGGGTCTGGTTGGCGCACTAATGCTAGTGGCACAGGTACTCCTGGAAATGCAGGAGCAGTTATTATTTTGGAGTTTTCTTAAACATGAAAAAAGCGTTATTAAATAGTTTAGAACCAGGTAGAGTTTGTGATGTTGTTGATCTGGGTAATGAGTTCGAAGTAGCAGATTCATTTAGATGGATTGACTGCCCAGACGATACCTCAACATCACATACATATAATGAATCTAGTGGTGAATTTATTGAATTTGATGTGCTTACACAGCCTGGGTTTGCTGAAAATGCATACAAGGTTGCCAGGGCCGTAGCCTATACTGGTATAGGTGACCAATTGGATATGCTGTATAAGGAAATTTTAGCAAACGGGACCATATCCGCATCAGGACCCTGGGCAACTCACATTGCAACAGTAAAATCACAGATACCAAAAGACGATCCAGCGGCAGTACTGACTTATATAAGAAATAATCCCCCAGAGTAAATTTACAGTGATAATTATTTTATGAATACGTTTCGAAGATTTTCAATAGCACATTATGACAAATTTCACGGTGATTATGCAAATACATATTATACAATTTTAAAAAATGCAGAACAGACATTTAGAGATAATATTCATGATGTCTATTTTGGAAAATATTTTTACTACACTTACAACGGCCAGGATAAACGTTGCGGCAACCCAATGGGTGTTGAGGCCAGTGACGAACAAATAGAATATCTTTTTCGAATACAAAATGAATTAGGTATTGAAATTTCACTCACAGTGAATACAATGGAATTTCCACATGAAGTTGTATTTAATGATGAAATTAGACAACAATTTGTAGAGTGGATTGGTGGGTTTTACGATCGAGGTATGCGAAGCTGTACTATATCATCAACCCATATTATGCGTACAGGCGAATTACAGCAGCGATGTCCTGATATGAGATGGAAAAGCACTGTAAATCAAATCTGTGCGGATGCTCAACAGTTCATTGATTTTGCATATCTGGGATATAACACCATATTATTGGATAGAAGTTTAAATAGAAATATTAAAGAACTTAAGCGAATTAAACGAGCACAAGATTATTTAAATAATAAAAACCCTAGAAAAAAGGTTTTAACCTCATTGCTTGTAGCCGAATCATGTATCTATAGTTGTCCATTTAAACGTGAGCATGACTCAGTGGGTGAGGTTATTAGCACTGATTATTTTAAAGGCCCTGCCAATCTAACCTGTAACGGTTGGCGCGGTTCAGAGCAATTTGCACAACTGCCAAGAGTTGGAATAAACTTGGTTGCAAGCTCTAGTGATTCATTTAACCAATGGCTTGATCTGGTTGATGTATTAAAAGTTTCAGGCCGATTGTCTACACCGATGTTTGATCACTCAGTGGTTGAACACATGAAGGCTGTATGGTTTTACAATGGTGGCCCAAAAATAAAACAAGCAATATCATTTAAAGGTGAGACAATTTACGCTGATAATTTTCAAGATATATTAGATAATAATTTAGAACCAATACACGATTGGACACCTGGTTGGATAGATACTAGACATACTAAAGATGACTTTAGAAAAACTTATAAAAAGTATTCTGGTATTTGGATTACCGATGGTGGTAAAAAATTAGAAAAATTGTTAACCAGTTGTAAAAATCAATGTTGGGATTGTCATGCGTGTGAACGTACATTTGGCACTGAAGATATAGACTCTGCCTTGCAACTTCGTTTAAAATCATGACACCACTGATTGTTGATAATTTATTACCAGCCGGCTACGCCGATGACATAGAGCAAGATCTTACCAGAACCGGTTTTGATTGGTTTTATATTAAGGATGTGACTAATCCAAATTATGGAAATAATTCCGGATTTGTCCATCCAGCATATGATTATGGTAAAAACCCCAGTGTATGGTTTCCTTATATTAAACCATTCACTTATTCCATAGAACAAGCTCTTGGTAGAAAAATAGAAGAATTATATCGAATAAGGGTGGGTTTTTTATATCCTTCACCAAATACTAATCAATTTAATACACCACACGTAGATTTTTTGTGGCCACATCTTACCGCCTGCTATTACGTTTCAAATAGTGATGGTGATACTGTTATATTTGATCAACACTTATCAGAGGTCGGTAGTGATATTAATGATAGGTCATTAAAGCTTTACACGGAAAAAACTCAGTTCACTGTAAAGACCAGTGTAACCCCAGTGAAAAATAGATTGGTGGTATTTAATGGTTTGAATTTTCATGCCAGTACAAAACCAAAACAACATGATACAAGACTTGTAATAACAGTAAATTTTAAATGAGCAAACATATTAAAAAAATCCTAATAGTAGGTGGTGGAAGTTCAGGTTGGATGACCGCAGCGGCATTGATTAAGCAATTGCCTGATGTCGAAGTAACTTTAATCGAATCACCATCAACTCCTACTATTGGTGTAGGAGAAAGTACTATTGGTCAAATTAATACTTTTTTTAAGTATTTAGATCTTAAAGATGAAGATTGGATGAGTTATTGTAATGCGACATATAAAACTTCAATTAAGTTTATAAATTTTAGAGAAAACCCAACAGATAAGCCGCATGTTTTTCATTATCCTTTCGGTAGATATAATCTTAAGGGTAAACCAAGAATGACAATGGAATGGTTTATTGCAAAAGCAAAAGATCCATCATTAGATCCATACACATTTGCTGAGTTTTATCATGATTCAATTATGATGATAGACAATAACAAATTAACAAAAAATCAAGACGGAACTGTTGAAGGCTTTGATTTTTCCAATGATACTGCATATCATTTAGATGCTACGCTTTTCGGCCAATATCTTAAAGATCACATATGCATACCGAATGGGTTAACACACATTTTAGATGATGTTGTCAGTATTAAAAAAAATGAAATAGGTGAAATAGATTATCTGATAACAGAAGGTGGTGATACTCTTACTGCCGATCTTTTCATAGATTGCACAGGTTTCAAATCATTATTATTGGAAGAAACAATGGGTGTGCCATTTGTTCCTTTTTCCGATACACTGCTTAATGATAGAGCTATTGCTACTGTAATTCCATATGTGGACCGAGAACATGAAATGGAATCGGTCACCAGTTGCACTGCAATAGAGTGCGGATGGGTTTGGAATATTCCACTATGGAATAGAATAGGCACTGGATATGTTTACTCATCACAATTTGCATCAGAGCAAGAGGCCGAAGAACAGTTTAGGAACTATTTAAAATCCAATAGTATGCGTTCTCCACACCAAGTAGAGAGAGCAGAATCAGCTGAGTTTAGACATATAAAAATTAAACACGGTGTGCATAAGCGCAGCTGGGAAAAAAATGTGGTTGGCATTGGAATATCAATGGGTTTTATAGAGCCGTTGGAATCCACAGGCCTTATGTTAACACATGAAGGTATTATTAAATTGATACACACCCTGTGCAATCGAAACGGCGTTGTGACTCAATTTGATATTGATTGTTATAATTCTGCATTTTATGAACAAATCGTTAATTTTAAAGATTTTATTTCTTTACACTATGCACTAAGCATGCGCGATGATACTCCTTATTGGAAAAAAGTAACATCCATGACTTACTCAGCTGATATGAATAATCACATAGCAAGTGCCGGTGTGAATATGTACAAATCAGTAGCATCTAATATACATAGGGATAAGTCATTTGCGGGTGAAGGTGGCGGTATCTTGTATATTGCCGCAGGTATGGGGCATAATTGTATTAATAAAGCTCATGAAGAATATCTCAGTATATTGTATCAAGAATCACCAGAATTAACTTCTAAAATTTTTAAAGAATGGCAAGAACATAGAAAAACACTTATGGTTCATGTGGATACGCTACCAACCCATTATAATTTTTTGCAAGAGAATATATACAACTAGATATATAAATAGGTAAAAACCTTTTTGAAAACTTTTTTGAGAAAAAAACAATGCCAGATAGAATTCCACTTGTAATATCAAATGATAAATTTCAAGAATTAACAGCAGGTGACACACTTAGGCTTAGTAGTGTTAGAGTGACCAACGATCCCGATAATCAGCTTATTATCTACGACTCTGATGGAACCAGTTTAAGAATCATTCAAGGTGTAAAAACCATACCCTAAGTTCATCTTATATTTATTATAAATAGTACTAAGATTCATATTTTAGTACTATTTTTTATTAGGGAATAAATTACAATGGCATCACCTAACAGTAGAGCTACTCTCGTTGATTACTGTAAGCGAAAGCTTGGTGAACCAGTAATCGAGGTTAACGTAGATGAGGATCAGGTTGATGATCGCATTGATGAAGCACTAGATTATTATAGAGAGTATCATTCCGACGCAACGGTTAAGACGTATTTAAAGCATCTTGTGACAGCAGCGGATGTAGCAAACCAGTACATCACACTGTCGACGGATATTATTTACGTCACTAAGTTATTTCCAATCACCTCGACGTTTGCCAATAGTCGCAACTTTTTTGATATCAAGTATCAAATCATGTTGAATGATATGCATAACCTTGCTGGCTTCGTTGGCGACTTGGCTTATTATGAGCAGATGCAACAGTATTTGTCTTTACTGGAGACTAAGTTAAATGGTGTTCCGCAAGTACAGTTCTCACGCCGACAGAATAGACTTTATATCTTTGGTGACTTTGCTGATGAAGATATTAAAGAAGGTGATTATATTGTTGCCGAGGTCTATGAGACAATTAATCCAGAAACACACACCGCGATCTATAATGATAAGTGGCTGAAAGCATATTCCACTGCATTAATTAAACAGCAGTGGGGACAGAACCTCATTAAGTTTGATGGTATGCAACTACCGGGTGGTGTAACGCTGAACGGTCGGCAGATGTATGATGATGCTACGGGTGAGTTGGAAAAATTAAAAGAAGACATTCGCCTTGAAAATGAAATGCCACCCGATTTCTTTGTGGGATAATAATGCGTAATCTATATTTTTCAGACCAGATAAGATCAGAGCAAAATCTCTATGAGAACATTATCATTGAGTCGCTTAAGATCTACGGTCAAGACGTTTATTATATACCACGTACACTGGTAAATGAGGATCGAATCTTTGGCGACGATGTACCTTCACAGTTTAATTCATCTTATAAGATTGAGATGTATATTGAGAACATTGAAGGTTTCGATGGCGAAGGGGACCTATTCAGTCGCTTTGGTGTTGAGATTCGCGACGAGGCAACATTTGTCGTAGCGCGGAAACGTTGGTCACAAACGGTCGGTAAGTATCAGAATGAGATAAGCAGTGTAAGACCGAACGAAGGGGATTTAATCTATCTGCCCTTGACAAAGAAATTATTTCAGATTAACCATGTTGAGCATGAGCAACCATTTTACCAATTGGGTAATCTGCCGCTCTATAAGATGCGTTGTCAACTCTTTGAGTACAATGATGAAAATCTTAACACCGGCGTTGATACGATTGATGCAATTGAACAAGCCAGTGCATATGAATATATATTAAATCTAAACGCAACGAGTATAGCGAATAGAATTGGTGATACAGCAACGCAGATTTTGGACTCAGCATCTGGCCTACAAATGGTTGGTGAAGTATCACGTTGGTCCGATTCCGACCAGAACTTACATCTTATCCACATCGGTGCCACTGATGGTAAATACCATGAGTTTGTTACATCAAGACCAATTACAATATCAGGTGATTACAGAGTTGATTCTGATTTTACTATCTTAACGATTACTGAGAATAATAAAATTTCTAATAATGAACAGAATAATGACTTTAGTGATTTATCGGATGATTTCCTAGATTTTACAGAAGATAATCCTTTTGGTGACGCGGAGAATAATTAATGTTTGGAACATATTTTTATCACGAGAAGGTTAGAAAAGCAGTAGCCATTTTTGGACGTCTGTTTAATAATATATACGTCCTTCGGAAGAACTCTTCTGGTAGCGTCATTAGCCAAGTGAAGGCACCATTGTCGTATGCGCCAAAATCCAAATACTTGGAGCGCATTAGAGAAAATCCAAGCCTTACGGATAACAGTCAAGTGGCCGTTAAGTTGCCACGGATGTCTTTTGAGATTACATCCTTTGCATATGATACGACGAGGCAGTTGGCCAAGACAACCTCATTTAATACACTTGGATCCGTGGCGTCTTCGAGGCAGTCGTTCTTTGCACCTGTACCCTATACGCTTACGTTTCAGTTAAATGTATATGCAAAGTCACACGACGATGCGCTGCAGATCGTTGAACAGATTTTACCGTACTTTAATCCTCAGTACACATTGACGATCAAACCATTTCCTACGGTGTATCCAGAGTTTAAGGAAGATGTACCCATTGCGATGCAATCCGTTTCATTTACGGATGACTATGATGGTGCTTTAGAGCAAAGAAGAACTATCATATATACTTTGGACTTTGAAATGAAAATCAACTTCCACGGTCCCGTTGCCAACTCTTCAGTTATCACTTCTGCTATCACAAACCTACATCAAATTGGTGTGGGTTTGGCCGATTCTGATATTAAGTTGGAAACACTCACCACGGTTGTGGATCCATCGGGTTCGTTTGGCTCTGCTGATAGTGACTTTGGATTTAATACAACAATTGACTTATCATTTGATGATAGTGCCTAAAAATTTATGACCGATTCTGATAATATTAAAACTGATTATGAATACTCACGTGACACATATTATGAGTTAATTCAGAAAGGTAAGAACTCTTTAGATCTAATGATTGAAGTTGCTCGTGAATCTGAGCATCCTAGAGCATTTGAAGTACTTGCAACGATGATTAAAAACGTCAGCGATGTTAACGATAGATTAATGGACCTAAATAAAAAGAATAGAGACATTAATTTAAAAGATCAACCTAATAAACCACAAGCACAAATAGAGAACCAACAGAATAATATATTCTTGGGCTCTACTGCTGAATTACAAAAATTATTACAACAGACTAATAATGCCATAGACGTTACACCAAAAACTTAGGAGATTCTCATGCAAGAAGTTCAGTCTGTACTAAACAGGGTAATGCAACTACAAGAATTTTATGTTGAGTTTGAGATATCCGAGGACTTTTGTTTCCACGGCCGTTTCCCCTTTAGTCTTATGATTAATGAGCAAGGGTTTGCCGTAGCAAAGGTGGTTGCTCTTACACAACAAGAGGCTGATGATAAGGTAATGTATTATTTTATACAGTCCAGTGCTTTTTGGGATGATACTTATTACTCAATTGATGATGAGGATGAAGAAGATGATGATGAGGACGAATGATAGTAAATGAATCTTATCTTGGCAACCCGAATGTCAAACGAGATGGTGTCAATCAACAGTGGTCAACTGAGTTAATCCAAGAGTATGCCAAGTGCATGCACGATCCAGAGTATTTTACTGAAAAATATATTAAAGTAATTTCACTCGATAAGGGTTTGGTGCCATTTAATCTATATCAGTATCAGCGCAATATGTTTGCGGAGTTTAATGCAAACAGATTTAATATTGTTTTGGCCTGCCGACAGAGTGGTAAATCCATATCTGCTTGTGCCTATTTGCTCTGGTACGCACTGTTTCACTCAGAGAAAACGATTGTAATTCTTGCCAACAAGGGTGATACGGCACGTGAAATGTTGAGTCGTATTACATTGATGTTGGAAAATATTCCATTCTTTTTACAACCCGGTACAAAAGCACTGAACAAAGGTTCGATTGAGTTCTCAAACCATTCACGGATCTTGGCTCGTGCAACCTCAGGCTCTTCTGTCCGAGGTTTATCAGTTAACTTACTGTATTTGGATGAGTTCGCTTTCGTTGAGCGCGCAACAGAGTTCTATACATCAACCTATCCAGTGATTGCTGCAGGTACAGAGACGAAGGTTATCATCACATCCACCGCTAATGGTATTGGTAACACATTTCATAAAATCTGGGAAGGCGCTATACAAGGTGTAAGTGATTTTAAACCATTCCGTGTCGATTGGTGGGATGTACCTGGCCGTGATGAGACTTGGAAAAAGCAAACCATCGCCAATACAAGTCAGTTACAATTTGACCAAGAATTTGCAAATACATTTTTCGGCACAGGCGATACATTAGTAAATGCGGAAACACTAATGTCACTAAGAGCGCTGGAACCAATTCGACGATTGGAGAATCATTGCCTCAATGTGTATAAGGAAACGATCAAAGGGCATGATTATATCATGACTGTAGATGTAAGTAAGGGAAGAGGACAGGACTATTCTACGTTTAACGTGATCGATATTAGTGTTAGTCCATTTGAACAGGTTGCTGTATATCGCAATAATGTTATGTCTCCTATTCTCTTCCCTAATATTATCTATAAGTATGCGAAAATCTACAATGAAGCATACGTCGTAATTGAATCAAATGATCAAGGTGGTGTTGTCTGCAACGGCCTGTACCATGACTTGGAATATGAGAATATGCACGTTGAAAGTGCGATTAAAGCAAATGCACTTGGTGTGGAGATGACACGTAAAGTAAAACGCCTAGGGTGTTCTGCAATTAAAGATGTGTTGGAAAATCACAAACTCAGTATCGTCGATGAGAACACAATTTTAGAAATATCCACTTTTGAAGCTCGTGGTCAGTCATATGAAGCCAGTAATGGTAACCATGATGACTTGATGATGAACTTGGTAATGTTTGGTTTCTTTATCTCTACACAGTATTTTAATGATATGACGAATATCGATCTTAAGAAAATGCTCTTTGATCAAAAGATGAGAGACATTGACAACGATATAGTGCCTTTTGGCTTTATTGATGATGGTACCGATTACATAGCGCAAATAGAATCACCACGTGGTAATGAATGGGCTATTGATTATGACCCAAATTTATAAAGTTATAAATAATGGTATATTGAGAAAACAACCGTATTATGAGATCATATCATTAACCTAAAAGGAAAAAAAGATGGCACTTTCAGCACCTACCGAATCTCCTGCGGTTGTAGTTAGAGAAATTGATTTAACAGGCGGCGTACCGAATGTTCAATCCACTACAGGCGCACTTGTGGGACAATTCCGTTGGGGTCCAATCGGACAACGACAAATTATAGCAAACGAATCAGAACTGGTAGCAACATTTGCATCACCTACCTCTGATAACAATGTTTCATTCTTATCAGCTACACAATTTCTAAAGTATTCTAGCACACTTCAAGTTGTGCGTGAATCACGTGAAGGTACCGACAGTGGTGACACGAATTCACTCGCATGGTCAACCGGCACACCTAATGCATTTTTTAGACATCAAGTTGAAAATGACGAAGAGTTTAGAAATTTGGAAGCATCATTAGCAGCAATTGATAGCGATGGTTATACCAATGCTGGTAATATTCAATTTATGGCAAAGTATGCTGGCGCATTGGGCAATAGTTTACAGGTTTCAATTTTACCTGCAGATACTTCGGATACCAAGTTTGATTCGTGGACATATTCTGGTAGCTTTAATGCTAGACCTGGCACTTCAGTGTTTGCTCAAAGTAAAGGCTCAACTGGTGACGAAGTTCACATTGCTATTATTGATCAAGACGGTGAGTTTTCAGGTACCCGAGGTACGGTACTTGAGACATTCCCTAACTTGTCAATCTTAAGAGATGCTAAGGATGCTACAGGTTCTACAGTTTACGCTAAAGAAGTAATTAATGCTAGATCCGAGTATGTAAAATTGTTAAACTTCCCATCAGCTTTGGATTCTGCTGGTGCTGGTGATTTAACTTCATTAAGCACATCTTATCTTGTTGACTCTTCCGATAGAGCAGCAACAACACTTTCCTTTGTTAATGGTAATAATACCGCGATTGTTGGCATTGATGACCTTACCCGAGGTTATGATTTATTTACAGATAAAGATCAAGTAGAAGTTGATTTTATTATTGCGCAGAGTGGTATTACACAATTACAGCAGACAACACTTGTAAATCATTTGGTTGGAATTGCTGTTGGTCGTAAAGATTGTATTGTTGTTGCATCACCAGATAGAAATGCTGTATTGAATACAGCTAATGATACAACTCGAGTTACAAATACTCTTGCCACTGCTGCTACGTTTACTCGTTCATCATACTTGGTTGTTGATAATAACTTCTTAAAAGTATATGACAAGTATAGTGACGCTTATGCATATATTCCTGCGTCATCAACGGTTGCTGGCATTATGGCGGCAACGGACTTTAACCGTGCTCCTTGGTTCTCACCTGCTGGTTCAAGACGCGGTCAGTTGTTAGGTGTTACTGCTTTGGCGTACAGCCCGACAAAGGGTCAACGCGATTCATTGTATAAGGCTGGTGTTAATCCAATTGCAAATATTCCTGGTCAGGGTGTATTGCTCTTTGGTGATAAGACATTCCTAGGCCGTGTTTCTGCCTTTGATAGAATTAACGTAAGACGTTTGTTCTTGGTATTGGAAAGAGCAATTGGTAGAGCAGCGGAACAAGTCTTGTTTGAATTCAACGATGAATTTACTCGTGCCGAATTCGTTAATATTGTTGAGCCGGTGCTTCGTGAAGTACAAGGCAGACGTGGTATTACGGACTTCCGCGTTGTTGCAGACGAAACCAATAATACAGCAGCAGTGATTGACAGAAATGAATTCATTGCAAGTATCTTTATTAAGCCTGCACGTTCCATCAACTTCGTCACACTGAACTTTGTGGCCGTTAGAACTGGTGTCGACTTTGAAGAAGTCGTCGGTACAGTTTAATAGGAGAAATAAAAAATGGCAATTTTAGGCGTAGATGATTTTAAATCAAAACTCAGAGGTGGTGGCGCTCGGCCCAACCTCTTTAAGGCAACCATTAACTTTCCGGGTTATGCCAATGGTGATGCTGAACTGACTTCATTCTTATGTGAAGCGGCTCAGTTACCTGGTTCAACCTTTGGGATTATTAATGTTCCATTCCGTGGTCGTATCTTAAAGATGGCCGGTGACCGTACATTCCCAGAATGGACCGTTACCATTATCAATGATACCGATTTTACTATTCGGAATTCCTTTGAACGTTGGATGAATGGTATCAACTCACATTCGGCAAATACTGGTCTTGCAGCACCAATTGCATACGAGGCCGATTTGTTTGTTGACCAATTGGACAGAGATGGTGAATCAATTAAGCGATATAATTTCCGTGGTTCATTCCCCACGGATTTGTCGGCAATTGATTTAAGTTATGCAACGACTGATGAAATCGAAAGATTCCAAGTTACGTTTGCGTATCAGTACTTTGAGTCCGATACTACAACTTAAATATATAAGAGGACGGGGTGGATTATTCCACCCCTACTCTAAGGATTAATTAAATGGCAGACGAAAAAAGTTTTAAATTATTTGGTTTTGAGATAAAGAAGTCTAAAGGAGAAGATCCTAAAAAGACACCGTCCATAGTTCCTGCCAGAGATGATGATGGTGCCGGTTACGTAACCGCTGGCAATATGTATTATGGGCAATATTTAAATATTGATGGTGACGAGACCAAGGATAACCATCAACTAATTATGCAGTACCGTGGTGTTGCTTATCAACCCGAAGTTGATATGGCGATTGAAGACATTACTGGTGAAGCAATTTCCACTTCAGAACTCAAACAAAACATTGATATCAATATGGACAATGTTGAGGGAGTGTCTGATTCTATTAAGAAACAGATCAAAGCAGAGTTTGATGTTGTTTATAACATGCTCGACTTCGGTGAGTATGGACATGATATTTTCCGTCGTTGGTACGTTGACGGCAGATTGTATCATCACTTGGTGGTAAATGAATCTAATTTAAGAGCAGGTATTCAAGAGATTAGACCTGTTGACGCTTCAAAGATTCGTAAAGTAAAACAGATTAAAAAGAAGAAGGATCCTTCTACGGGTGTAGAGCTCATTGAAAATGTCGATGAGTACTATATTTACCAGGAGAAACCAGGTGCAAGAACCGGTGGTATTAAACTTACGGATGATTCTGTAAGTTATGTTACGTCTGGGCTTTTGTCTGAGGATCGTAAAAAGATTGTTTCCTACCTACACAAGGCGCTGAAACCAATCAACCAATTAAGGATGATGGAAGACTCTCTAGTCATCTATCGTTTGGCCCGAGCACCAGAACGCCGTATTTTCTATATTGATGTAGGTAACTTACCCAAAGGTAAGGCCGAGGAATATATGAAAAACATTATGTCACGTTATCGCAATAAGCTTGTGTATGATGCACAAACTGGCGAGATTCGTGATGATCGTAAGCATATGTCTATGCTTGAGGATTTTTGGTTACCTCGTCGTGAGGGTGGCCGTGGCACTGAGATTACAACTCTACCAGGGGGTGAAAACCTAGGTCAGATTGATGATATCCTATACTTCCAGAAAAAGTTATATCGTTCACTGAATGTTCCTATTAGTAGATTAGAGC